CGCCGTCGGTCAGCTTGAGCTTTTTGTTCTCCGCCTCGACAGCCGCTAGGCGATCGAGTTGCGGCTGCACGCCAGCCAGTGCCTCATCGACCCGCTTCTTGACAAGCCGCGCGACCTCTTCGGGATCAGGCTTCCCGCCTCCTCCGCCAGCCGCCTCCTCCGCCTTCCGCTTGATCTCGGCGATCTGTTCCGGGGTGTACCCAAGATCCTTGAAGGCTTTGAGCTCCCTCGCTACGTTGTCCCGCTCGGTGCGCGTTGCTTTCGCCGTGTTCCTGAGACCCGCGACAGTCGGATGCGCTTCCACATCTGCGTCAAGCACGAACTTCCCGTCCTGCTCGACATAGGCCCCGCGGTACGGCTCTTCGACGGCGTCCAGTTTGTCGATGACTGCTGGCAGTTTCGGCATCCCGCCTCCGTGGGCATCCCGCCCACCTGCTGTCTGAGAAACGAAAAGGCCCCACCGGACTCACTCCGGGGGGCCCTGACAACGGACCTCTACTCCTTGTTCTGCCTACAACTTAGGCACGGTCCAAAAATCCCGCAAGCGTCAGGCCTCGGCGAACCGCCCCAACCGGCGGAGGATACGCTCTCGGGCCGGTGCTGGACGCTCGCCTTTCCGAAAGCCCTTTAAGACTGTACGAGTTTCGCAACGGCAGCCAACGTGAGCCAAGGGGCCAGTCAGCGGGCCGACGCTGCTCTGAAACGTACCGCCAATGGGAGCGCGTTCACCGTGGAGAGGCTCGCAGATCGGGCAATTGTGCACAAGAAAACCCTCACAAAAGAACTCTGGATTGCGCTCGACCTGGATGTCGTAAACCGTTACCTTTCCTGTGGTTCGCCATTCCTCTATGATGGGCGCGAGGTAGTCACGGTGTCGATTGCCCAGCACTGCAAGCAGTGTGACAAGGATGTCACTGGAAAGCGCCGACCTGGTAGTAATGTCTTCTGCTCTCGGACGTGCTCGAACCGCTACACGATGGGGGTGGTCCGTCGCACCGAAGGGTTCGCATACACCTGTCATCAGTGCGGCATCGAGTTCCGTAGAGCCCAGCGGCTCAAGAGCGACAGGGTCTTTTGCTCTGAACCGTGCTACTACCGTGCTCGGACCATGCGCGACAAAGGGTGTGAGGCGTGCGGACGGTCCCTGCGCGAAGCGGGGGTGACCCCATCTCGTCAGTTCTGTTCGAGGGCTTGTTATGAGAGCAGTCGCCGTCCCAAGCTCATCAGCAAGGAATGCCCTGCGTGTAAGAAGACGTTCGAAATCGGTGCCACCATCGCCAGCCGGTTCGTTCATTGTTCCCGGACATGCCGACTCGCTGGGATTATCTATAGGAATTGCGAGCGCTGTGGCAAAAGCTTCCGTGCAAAACAGTTCGGTCACGGGCACCGCCACTGCTCCGAGGAGTGTCGAAGGCCGCCCTTGATTATCGCTTGCCGCCACTGCGGACAGTTGTTCCGCAAGATACCAGGGGACGAAGATCGCCAATTCTGCCGCTTCCGCTGCTATCGTGCCTTCCAGGGCGAGACGGGACTGGAGGCTCGTGTGCGAGTGGCCCTTGAACTGACCGGCTGGATCTTCGTGGCCGAGTATCACGTTGTCGGTCGTGTAGTCGTTGATTTCGCTTTGCCCTCCGTGAAGCTCGCAATCGAGGTCGATGGCACCTTCTGGCACCGTGACCCCGCCCGCGATATCCGAAAGACCGCGCGACTGGAGGATCTCGGTTGGCGCTTGGTCCGATTCAGTGAGGCCGAGGTCGATGCGACGGACAATCTGTATGGGCTGGTTGTCGAGCGCGTGCAGCAGGTCACCGGGACGGAGTCGTTGAGCCTCAACCCAACCCCGGCCCACAATCCACACGGGATGGTTGCCCGTACAGAGCACCACACGATCTTGCGAAGTGTGAATCAAAACGAAGGGGCCAGATACCGCCCGAGCGCTTACCGCGAGCAGTTGCCACTCACCATCACGAGTTAGAACTAGATCGCCGGGACCAAGGTCCTCAATCCGACACGAACCGCCTGGCGTTGTGACGCGGCTCCCGGTGGCAAAACAGGTCCGTTCATCCCCAGCCGTGACCCATTCCTGCTCCCACTCGTCGGATTGGATCACCCCCTCAGCGACCAGCCGTTCCCGCTGGAGCCGCTGGCCCTCATTGAGCGCACGCATCGTCTCATTTTGCGTAATCGTCCTGGCCCGGAGGTTCAAGTACTGCTGCGACTTGCGGGCTACCATGCGCTCAATCTGAGCCGGATCGCGGGCTTCCGTTTCAAGCGCCAACCGGAACTTGTCCAGCGCGCCAGCCTGGGCACGGTTGAGCCCCAGCATCCCGCGGACTTGGCGGGCAAGAACCTGGGGCGGGGTTCCTTTCGTGATCCCAGCTCGGAGCGCATCCTCGAAGGCTTGTTGCGTCTCGGTCGTGATCGCTCGGATCCGGGACAAGTCTTGCGCGGCGACCGCTCGGAGTAGATCTGGCCGCTCATTCGCCGCAGCACCGAGGGTGATGTCCAGGGTGGATTCCTGAAGGATGACCCGGGGGAGACCTTGCGTGGCACTGGCCCAGCCAGCCTCCCGAAGTGGGGGGAGCTGGGCTTGAATCTCGGCGAGTGCGTTCTGGAGTGGTTCCAGCCCGAGCGTTCGACTGGCGGCCGCAATGTTCCGCTCCAGAATCGCCCGCTCCAACTCGGCAATCGGGAGCCCTTGCCGCACCCGGGTCAGAGCAGCTAGCAAGCTCCGCGACAGCCGCCGCTCGACTTCTCGGATGAGGCGGTCGAGTTCGGCATGGGAGAGGCGGGGGAGCATCAGCCTGCCTGGCTCCGCCTGCACTTCTTAAGACGAAAGGCTCGGAACTGGATGAAGTGACCCCGGCGATTCGTGATAATCCGGAAGTCCATCCGGTGCGCGAGGCCGCAAGCACAGCACTTCATATAGTAGCCCTTGCGACGGGGTTGGACCCATTCCCCATCCTCAACGCCGTGATACCTCATGCGACCATTCCGGACGTGGCGGGTTCCGTCCCCGGCTCGGTCCCCATCTCCTTACGCACCGCCTCTGCTTCTGCCGTCGCCTCCACGTCGTTCGGCAGCATCCCCGCCATCTTGATCACCCGGAGCCAGGTCTCCAGCGTCAGGTCCCCACGGGCACGGGCTTCCGAAAGCACCCGGTGTTGGTCGGCCGAGAGGAAGTCACCGAAGTCGCGACGGATCGTCACACTCCCGCCATCCTCCAAGTTGTAGTAGGCCGCCATGAACCCAAAGCCCGCCTCGAGTCCATCTTCTAAGCTCCGGACCGCACGGGCCAGCTTTGACTCCTTCTGGCTGTGCACGATCCGGGCTTCCGTCGCCGTAGTCGCTGGCTCGCCGGCCGAGTCAGGATCCAACATCGCCCCGCTCTGGAGGGCCATCCGCTTCTCAAGGTCGATGAGCTCCTGGCGAAGATCGGCTAACGCATTCCCTGCGGGTTCTAGAATCGACGCCGCAGCCCCCTGGCCGAGTTTCGTGGCTGCCGTTGCACTCACGACGATCGGCGTCTCGTCCTTCGGGTCCACCCCAGTGATGACCCGCCACGGCACCGAGCAGAGATGCTGCGAAATACGGCGCTCGCTCTTGATCTGGGTATGGTCGATGTTGGTGTATGCCAAGCCAAGAAGCGGCGGACGTGAGAGTAACAACCCTTCCTGCTGCCCACCATAGACCGGGGCGAACGGAATCCACGGCGGCCCCCGGATCTCACCGACCTCGCCAGCGATAAGCTGCGGTCTGGAGACACCTGCTTTCTCCTCCGTGAACACCTGATACGTCACATAGGGCTGGATGGAGTTCCCGAACCGATCCCGCGTCCGGAAGTGTTGGCGGTAGACCCGATACCGCGTGACGGTCTTCGCCCCGAAGCTGCCGTCTTCGGTTTCGGAGTCCTCCTTGATGACCAGCAGAGCGAGCCGCTGCTGCCCGCCGTAGACAATGGTCCGCCAATTGATGATCTGCTGGGCCCGCACCCGGACGAAATACGCCCGGATGCCGAGCCCAGCTTCCTCCTCCAGGGTCATCCCCGACTGGAGCACGGGGAACTCAGTCAGGATTCCCGCGTGGCCGTCGACTAGCGCATCCCCGAGCACGTACTGGGCGAAAATGTCGCCGTGCGTGCCCTGGCCGTCGATATCCTCCCAGTCCAGGATGATCCGCTCCGGGACATCGTCCCCGAGCTCGACCCCATGCCGAAGCGCCAGCCCGATGAGCGCATTCTCGCCCTGGCTAAACGCGTCGTAGGCAAACGTGATACTTTGCCGAGTCCCCCAATCTTTGATGGTCTCCGCTTCCCACCGCGGGAGATAGGTCGCCGCTTCTGTTCGACAGAGCACTTCCGTCCCACCACGCACCGCCCGGCAGATATCCCACCTGGGCTTCATCGCTTGGTAGGCAGAGCAGACAAGAGCAGCGGTGTCCGTAGGCATAGAGATCTCCTAGCCCATCTGTACGCGAGTAGAGCCGATCCCACCAGCTCGGCGGATGAGCGGGGCCAAGGCGTAGCGGATCGCGTCGGCCACGTGGTTGTTGCTGTCGTGCAGTTTCGGAAGCACGTCGCCGGTCCGCGGGTCAGTCTTGTAGCGCCACAACCGAAGCTCTTTGATCGCCCTCTCGCAGCGGGTGTGAACGACAATCCGCTCGTACCCCCGGAGATGCCGAACCCCATCCTCTGGCGAGCCTGGCCACTTCTCCACCGATTCCATCCGGAAGCCCCGCCGGTTCATCTCGTTGATCCACTCCGGGCGCGCCGAGTCAGCCCGGATCACATACTCCTTCGCGCCGGGAACTTCCTGAAAGAGCACGGCCGTCTGATCGAGGTTGAGTTGGGGTTGACCTGGCGCATACTCCACCCAGAGGCAGCTATCCCCGACCCACACCCGCACCAGCACAGCCGGGTCCACCGCAAAACCCCAGTCGGCACCGTAGTATGGTCCATTCCAGCCTGGTTGCGGAGTGAAGTCGTCAACGAATAGTTTCCCGGAAAGCACCTGTGTATCCGAACGGGTCCACGGCTCGCCTCCCCAGATGTTCGCGTGCGCCTCGGCATCACGCTTCAGGAGCTCCGCCGCTTCCTCACGCAGCTCCTTCGGCAGCCACGGGTTCTCTTCGTAGTGGACCCGACGGACGATAGCCCGGTCCGGGTGGGCCATGAACCGCTTAGAGCTGGCGTCAACGAACCGCTGATAGGTGGGGTCGGTGGCAAGCGCTGGGTTGAAACTCACCCAGATCTCGGAGCCCGGCCGGCGGATTGTCGGAGTCAGTACATCCCAACTCGCATCGCTCACGGCCTCGGCTTCCTCAACCCAACAGAGATCGATCCCTTCGGTCGATTTGATCTCGGCAATGTCATGCCGAAGCCCTTTGAAGACTATTTCCGTGCCGTTGAGTCCGGTAATCGCAGCCTTTTGCACTTGATAGAATCCAGCCAGCCCCATTGCCTCTATCTGATCCGACAACAAACGATGGACGGAATCTTTGATCGAACTTTGGTATTCCCGAACGCAAAGGATACGGAGCGGCTTCTCGGAACCGTGGATGAGCAACGCCCGAGCAAAGGACCAGCTTTTTGCTGCACCGCGCCCGCTGTACGACCCGCGGTAACGCACCGCACCGAGGGGAGGATCAAAGAGAAATCCGAAAGATGCGGGAATCTCAATGGTAGCTTCAGCGCAAGTAGTCATGCAGCTCTCTTCGCACGCGGTAGTCGTAGGAGCCACATGACAATAGTTGCTGCGTGTTTGGCTCTTCGAGCCCCCTTGTCTCACCGCACACTCTGCAAACCCTCGTGGGAGTCATTCTGCCGTCGGTCTGACTAACGTCACCTTGATACCGCGCGGAATGAGCGGCTGGCCGTCTGCACCCGTTAGCTCATGTTGATCCTTTTGGTCCAGCATCTGCTTGCCCAGCCAGATCAGCATCGTGGGGTTGCCCCCCACCGCGGTCTTGAATTGCGCCTGCCGGAGCCGTAAGCGCATCCCGGATCGGGCTTTTGTGAGAATGTCCGTGAAACGGCGTCCGATAGTATCGCCATCGCAGCCGACGAAATCGCCGATCTCCGCGTTGGTGGCTCCCACCGTGGCCATGCCCTCAACCACTTTAGGATCAACGGGATGGAGGGGCCGTCCCGTCTTTGGTTTCCGAGTTTTCGCGCGCCCGCTCGCTGATTTCACGCTGCCTGCTCCCCGCTCTTGTGTAAGGTCACCTCGGTCAACGTCTTACAGTCCATGCACCGATGCACCTGAGCACACGGAGCACACTCGGTATTCGACTCCACCCGCCGCGAACTGGCAAAGCACCCCGGGCCCACATAGCAGATCGCACGCCTGCACTCAGGATAGCCGGTGCAGTAGACAAGCCGTCCGGATGGAACGCGGTTAGTCGGTGTTGCAACAGACAGAAGGCCCTCCGGCTTGGTAAGTCGAAGGGCCCTCAGGGGAGCCTCGGTTAGCTCAATCAAAGCTAAGGGACTACCGCAGTTCCGTCACTAGCTGCCACCGCTAGGATCCCGTCGACCGTGAATATCGTCTCTCCCCCACAGACCCGACAGCGACCGGAGAAGCCCTCAATCTTCCCCAACCCGTTGGGATAAAACCGGAGGCTCTTGACCCGAGTGCGCGGCGAGTGACACTTCAAGCAGCGGAGCGCCGAAGGGACCGGGAGCGACAGCGGGCTGGGCTTGGGACCCATCACCGTCTCGCAGAGCACCTGGAGCAAGGCGGCGAGAGGAGAGAGCCCTTCATCCATCGAAGCTCACCGGATGCTTCTCGGCCTGGCTCACGGTCCCTCCGGCTCCGGCTGCCCAGCGTCAGCGGTAGCGGCGGGCTCAACCGAGCCGAACCACGACGCTGGGATCACTGGTTCTCTTCCTCCTTCATGGGGCGGACAGCACATCGTCTATGCCAGTCGCCCATCGTGGACCAGGGGCTTGCCGTCATCGAGGTCAAGGACCAGCCACGCTCGCAGTCTCATCGAGTTCCCCCCTCGGCGGATCGAGCCGCGTCAATAGCTTCCCGTACTTTCGTTTTCCACTCACCTTTGGGTACGAAAAATGTGCTGGCGATGTCGGTCGGCTCCTCCTCGGGTACATTCTGGAAGCCAGCAGTAGAAATAGCCCATCTACCGCCGTCGTCCGAGATGAGCCCCAATCCATCCTGCTGTTCTAGCCAGTCGAGCCGTTGGCTGTCCTGGTGCTCCCGGAAAGCCAGTAGACGAGAGATGAGGCCCATGACAGGCTTGACACCAGCCCGATAGACCAATTCTGGGTCCTCCATGCCTCCATATCCGTTGGCAAAGAGCGACCGGAGCAATCGGTCGAGCTCTTCCCGCTCTTGGGGGGTCAGGCCCGACGTTCCCGTGTCGCTCATAGCGTCTCCTCCTGGGGTGCCCCGTGTTTCGCTACCCGTTTCACGTGCAAAACGCTCACGCTACGTCCTGATTGCCCATGTGAGAATAAATGTCTATATTCTATGCCGTGAAACTGACGCTGCAAGTCCAACTGCTTCCCGATCCCGATAGACGCGCGCAACTGCTGGCGACTGTCGAGCGGTTCAACGAGGCTGCGAATTGGCTGGCCGGGAAAGCCTTTGCTGCCAATCTCGCCAACAAGGTATTTCTCCAGCGGCTTCACTACCGCGAGTTGCGAAGCCGGTTCAGCCTGTCGGCACAGATGGCGGTGCGCTGCATCGCCCAAGTGGTCGAAGCCTACAAGCGGGACAAGCGCAAGCGCCCTCGGTTTCGCAAGTACGCCGCCATGCCCTACGACCAACGCATCATGAGCTTCAAGGGACCAGACCGCGTGTCGTTGCTGACCTTGGAGGGCCGGGTGCTCGTGCCCATCATCATGGGTCGCTACCAACGGGAGCGATTTACCAAGGCCAAGGGGCAGAGCGACCTGGTGCGCCGCCGTGATGACCGCTGGTTCCTGCTGGTGACCGTGGACGTACCCGATGGCACACCGATCCCCGCCACGGACTTCTTCGGCGTGGACTTCGGCGTCGTAAACCTCGCTACCACGTCGGACGGCAAGCGCGTGAGCGGCGCGGGTGTCGAGGCCGTCCGCGTGCAGCACGCCAAAGTCCGTAGGTCGCTCGGCAAGAAGATGTCCGCGGAGCACAAGCGCCGCACGCGTCGGAACGCGCGGCGCGCCATGAAGCACATCGGCAACCGCGAACAGCGGTTCCGACGCCACACAAACCACTGCATCAGCAAGTCGCTCGTCGCCCTCGCTACAGACACCGGCCGCGGGATCGCCCTCGAAGACCTGAAAGGCATCCGCGAACGGACACGGTTCAGGCGGGACCAACGCGCTCGGCTCGGTGGATGGGCTTTCTCGCAACTGCGGAGCTTCGTCAAGTATAAGGCAAAGCTGACCGGTGTCCCTGTGGTCCTGGTGGACCCCAGGAATACTAGCCGCACCTGCTTCAAGTGCGGGCACTGCGACGAGGCCAACCGTCAGAGCCAGGCCGACTTTCGCTGTCGTGCATGCGGCCATACGGCCCACGCCGACCATAACGCTGCGCAGAACATCGCTCGGCGCGGAGCAGCTGTAAACCTGCTCGAAGTGTCGGAACCGCATCAGGTCCTTTCTGCTGCGTAGTACAGGCACAAAGCCCTCGGCTTCTAGGCGATGGTTGTTTACGCTAACCTCTTGCGCCGCATGGACCTGGCTGGAGGCAAGGCACTGGAACACGGCGGGTCCGAATGACCGGCGGTGCTTTCACTTAGCCTTTCGCATGACCTGCCGGTAACCCTCGTCTCGACCCGCTGCTCGCCTGAGTTCAACACAGAGCGCCCGCTGGCGCGCGTCAGCCAATCGGTCCAGCTCACACTTCTTACAGTCGCACCCTGGCTTGCAGCGCGTGTATTTCGGGATGGCCGGACTCGGGCC